AACTTTGAGGTGCTTGTATGACACCATTAAGACTAACTGTTAAACTCTCTGCACTAGAAGGTACATAAGCAACAGTATTTAATAATAAGTTATAAGTTGCTGTAGCACTTGTTGTAATAGAATCTAATACTGTTCTATCAGATAAATTCGATATACCTCTACCTATGTAACTCATTCTGTTACCTCCTCTGGAAATTCATATGCTTCTACTTTTTCTACAGTATCTAAACCTGTAGGAGCATCTCTTAATGCTTGTCTATATGTAGCCATAGCACTAGACATTGTTAAATCTGAATTAGCTGTCCAATCTGTTTTAGCTAATAGATAATTTCTTGTTTGTCTTAATTCTTTAATTTTTCTATCGTAAGCACCATTAGTCCAAGCTATTTCTTCAGCATCTCTTAATGTTTCTTCCTCTGCTGTTAAATTAACAACAACCCCATTAATAATTTGATTTCTTGCCATGTTAATTTAATACTCCATATAATGAATAAATGCCTTTTATATTTCCTGTACTTGGTATTAATTTAAGATAGTTAATTACAGCTGTATTTTGTAATTCAAAACTACCATTATAAGTATAAGGGTAACCAGCACCCATATGAGTATAAACAAAATTAATATATTTATATCCTATATAACCTAGAGAGTTTAAAAATATATTTCCACTTCCTCCAACATCTGCCGCACTACTATGTGACGAGCCTAGTTCTACAGAACCTGTTGCATTTGCTTGGTTTTTTCCAGTACTACCACCACTCAACTGTTGAAAAATTTGTGTTTTTCTTGTAGTACCAGTAAAAGAACTTCCATTATCATGGGAGAAATATAAACTTACTGTTGCTCCACCAGTTGTCACAGTATTTTTATGACAGATAAGATAAAAATGTTTGTATGTGCTTGTTACTACGGAACTATCAAATACTACTGCTGTAGTTCCAGCACCTGCATCTATTGTACTTAATAAAACCATATTACTTGTACCAGTTACTGTACCTGTAAATGCAAAGGCATCTGCTAGATTAATTCCTTCTGCTTGTATTTTATCTATTGCCATTAGATTCCAAATGCCTCCTTGATTTCATCTACTGTTAATCCTAAGTCTAAAAGTTTTTGTTTGCCAGATTTTGCTTTTTTTAATTTATTGATTATTTCAACTTCTACATTTAATTCTTTTAATTTTGTTTCATCAACATTATCCCAAGCTATTTGAAATTCATCAGCTTTATTTCTAGCATTTGTTAATTCATTTTGTTCAGCAGTTGTCATATTAACTATTATGCCATTAACTAATTTTTTCATTATTTAATCCCCCATACTGTATATTTTCCAGCATCAAAAGTTCCTGTTGATGGATAAATTCTAAGTCCATTTATTATGCTAAAACTTTGATAGCATAATCCCCCAAAAACAGATGCATAATTTCCACTATTATCTTGATAAACTGCTGTCATTGTTATCATTGGTATACCAGTTTCAGAACCTATATTAATTAACATATCTGCACTCCAATTTTCATTGGTAGCTCCACCTATATTATGTGTTAGATACCAATATGCTTGATTTTGTCCACCATAAACACCTGAATCTAAACCACCAGAATGTTTTTTTAAAGTTGAACTATTATAATTAGATGCTGTAATTATTGAACCACCTACCTTTGCTCTTGCATACATATTAAAATCTGATGTTGCTTGAATACCTTCGTAAAAAATTCTAAATTGATTATATGTTGAGGTATCAAAATCAATATCAATTTCTGATGGTGTTCCTGTAACTGTTGTTGTTCCAATATTTACAATGTTACCACCAGTTTCTGCAAAAGTATTATCTCCTCTTAAAAAAGTTGTAGCATCTTTAGTTCCTGTAGCTGAAAGTTTAGCAAGAGTAACATTACCATCAACAAGTTGAGAAGTTCCTACTCCATCAACAGGAACACCTATTGTGCCAACACTCTTACCTAAGAATACTGCATACATAACATCAGTACCTGTTGTTGCACTTGTTAGCGTAAGAGTAGTACCTGATACAGTATAAGAACTGTTTGGATTTTGCCTTACATTATTAATGAAAAGAGCAATGTCTTGTGGACTACTGACTGAATATGATAAAGTATAGCCTGTCGTTGCAGAAGTTGTAAAACTCTGCTTCTCTAAAGTCTGATACTTATCAGCTGGTGTGTTACCTATATAAGACAACTTATGAAATCTCCATTATTGAAAGTGATGAATCAATAGTTGCTGAATCACTACAATCAATTTTTAAAACATCAGATGCTTGTAATACAACTTTAGATCCAGTAAGAACTTCTAATGTTCCACCAACTGAAATAGGAGCATTACGAATTGCATAAACTGTTTCATTTGTTTCAGTATCACTTGTACTAGATACAATTTGAACACTAACAGTAATAGCAGATGTATGAACATTACATAATAATAATCCTAAGACTACAGCTGTTTCACCAGATTGTACTGTGTACAATGTTAATGGTGTACCAGCACTTGTTGGCATTGCAGCTTTTGTTTTTATTTTAAATGTATTTGCCATTTTATCCTTTCTAGCCTAAAGCTATTGCTAAAGCTGTAGCATCATCTAATGAAGCTCCAGAACCAGCTATTGTTAAAGTTTCATTACCACCATCACTACCTTCTGTAAAGGTAATATTAGATCCAGCTACTAGTTTACCATCAAGATAACCAGCAGTTGTATCATTACTAGATACTTTTACTAAAGAATCTGTATCAGCAGATATAGCTGCCCAAGCACTACCATTATAAAATTTCATTACATTGCTTGTAGTATTATAAAATAAATCACCTTCATCTAATGATGATACTGGATCACTTGATCCTATGCGATATTGATTAGCAAATGTATTTACATCTACAATATTAGTAGCAACAGTTGTTACATTAGTATCATTATCAGATACTGTAGTTACATTACCAGATATACCAGCAACAGTAGTTACATCTCCTGATATACCAGCTACTGTAGCAATATTTGCAACAACACCTGATGCTCCAAGAATTGCCATATCATCTACTACATCAGAAGTTCCCAGAGTATTCATATCAGAAACTACGTCAGCAGTTCCTAGAACATTCATGTCAGATACAACATCTGCTGTACCTAAAGTATTCATATCTGCAACCACATCAGCAGTAGCTAAAGTATTCATATCAGCCACTACATCTGAAGTAGCTAGTGTATTCATATCACTAACAATGTCAGCAGTAGCCAGTGTGTTCATATCAGCCACTACATCAGCAGTAGCTAAGATAGCCATATCAGCTACTGCATCAGCAGTACCAAGTCTACCTATCTCTGTAGCTTTACCAGCAACAGCACCAATGTCGGTTGCATCTCCAGCCACAGCAGTTACATCAGAAGCTATTCCACTAACTGTTGTAACTTCAGTATCTATTCCAGCTACAGTTACTATTTCAGCTGCTATTGCAGCAACTGCAGATACATCTGTAATTGATTGATCGAACTCTAAAGCATCACCAGCACTATTAACTGATAGTATTTTGTCAGCTACTAATTCAGGAAAGATTAATCCATAAGCTGTAGAAGTAGTAGAAGATGCTCTTGGTGATAGATTAATATCTACACCTTGTTGTTGCATCATTGCAATAATTTTGTCTAATTCTGTATTTAAAGAATCAATAGGAAATATACCAGTTGTTGCAAAATCAGTAGTTCTTGCTATAGGCAAGTTTCTACTAATAGTATATTTATCATTAACAGTAGCACCACCACCAAGAGTAATAGAACCACCCCCAGTTACACCAGCACCACTTACACTATATTGTGCAGCATTAGCTGGACTAGCAGATAAAGTTAATGTAGTAACAGCACCATCAGATATAGCTGTTTTCTGTACTATTAAGTTAGAATCTGCAAAAAATTCAAATGGAACACTAAACGAAGTTTGAGCAGCAGTTGCTGTATATTGTATTCTAGGTGATACATCTGATATTGTTATTGCCATTTTATCTTAATACATTCTTTTCTAATTTGTCAAATACTGAATCCAAAAACCATACATTTTGAAATGGTACAAGTCTACGCACATTCCGTGCTGTGTGATGGTTGTATTTTCCTGTACCCCACGTCCACATTACATCTGCTATATTAGATAATTGACTAGCAGTTGGACCTAATACATCTGGTATAGGGTTATTTAATATATCTTTATATGTACCATAAGGTTTTTTACCACCTAGTAATGGTCTTAAACCTATTTGATTATTACCTAATCTTTCTATTGCATTATTAATATCAGAAAAAATACCACCTAATCCTGATCTATCAAATCCATCTACAAGTTTATTAGCAAATGGTTTCTTACCATAATCTTTACCAAATTGTTTTTGTCTAAATGCATCTACCATCATACCAGCACCCATTAATAAGAATACACCTTGCATAAAGTTTTGATCTTTTTCTTGTAATCCTCTCATTAACATTCTTTGTGTAGCAGCTGCACCAAATTTTTTAAACTGTGCTATTGCACCACCCATTTCACTATTTGCCCATAATGGTATATCTCCTTTACTTGGAGTAACAATATCTACATTAACTTGTTTACCTAAACCTTGATGATAAATATCAGATGCTTTTAATGCTTCTGGAGTATTATCCCAAGCATCACTATTAGCAACACGCATATGTTTAAAATCATTACCATCTGCTTTTTTAGATATTTTACCATTCTTACCTACACCATGTTTTTGATATTGCTTGTAAATTTCTCTAGCTGTTGCATCATCAATTCCAATACTATTTAATCTAGCTCTATTAAGCTTAGATATTTTTTTACCTAATGCTATTTTTTCTACATTCTCAATAATTCTTGTACCATTATAAAAACCAGCCATAGTTTTTACTGAAGCGTTCCAAGGGTTACTTGCATTAAGAAATGTAAAATAAATATTACCTACTTTACTCATACCTCTTTCCATTTTATTAAACACACCAAAAGCATCTTCCATACCATACATACCCATAGCTCTTGAGCTATCAATCATATCTAATGCTTCACCACCTAATTGTGTTGAGTTTTTAGACATTTTAATTAATTCTTTAGTCATACCACTTTGAAACATTTCTAATTGAACTTGAAAAGTTTTAGTCATTCCATTAATCATAACTAGTCTAGCAGTATCTACTACTTGAGCTATACCAGTAAGCATTGTAGTAGCATTATATAGTTTAACCATTCTAAGACCTCTACTAAAAGTACGATTAGGATTATTTGCTAATCCATAAGTACCTCTAACTAAATGAATACTTGCATCTAAATCTTTAAGATTTGAAAGTTGTTGTTTAGTTAAATAATTTCCAATAGGTAAAGCATCTTCAGTTAAATGTTGATCGTAATATTTACGATAATTACCATTTTTTACTAACATATCATCTGCTATCTGTAGTATTCCTTGTTGATAAGGATTGTCAGGTGACCATCTAGTTCCATATCCCATAGGATCACCAAACACTTTAGTTAATTCAATATCAGGAACTACTTGATTAAAGTAATGTCTTTGTAATAACATTATATCATCTTCCATAAAACCATCTTCCATTAATCTTGCATAATTAATATCTAAATCTCTACCTAAAAACCTACTTGATATTTTAGTTACTTCTCCTATTGCTTCATCTGGCATTTTACTTAAAATGTCATCTATGTTTCTTAATGCTATTGTTGGTTGATACTGCATAAATGAAACAATAATGTCATCTATAATTGCTGGTGTCATTGTAGGTGTTTTACCAGCTATTATATCTAATTCTTCTCTCATAATTTTAATAAAATCTTGAGGACGAGCATCAATAACATCTCTTTTAAATAAAGGATTTATATAATTAGTTTTTAATTGTATTCCTTTTTCTTCAATAATAGCTATTTTAGATTCTAGTTTTCTTTTCTCTACTATTAAATCTGCAAGTCTTTGTACTTTATCTGGATCTTTAACTTTATTTCTTCCTTTAATACTTCCGTCCATTCGTGTAATAGATAATTTAACTTTCTCTAATTCTTGTTTATGCCAAGCAAGAGGTATACCAGAATCTTTATATTCTTTACCTAATGGACCATAAAATAAATCTTGTGTATGTTTAGCTGCTGCTAATACTTCAGGTGGAAATTCTCCATCAGGATTCATTCTAGCTCTAGTTACTTTAGAAGAAAATTCTCTAGGAGATAAAATTCCATATTTTTTTTCACCAGTTCCTAGTTTAATATTAACAATTTTTTCTGCCATATTTTGTTCTCGTTTACCAGCATTTTTGAGATATGCATTGTATTCACCCATAATTGCATTATCTACAGTTTTAATCATTACATGACGAGATTTAATTTTTCTTTCAATAGTAATACCAGTAGTAACTCCTTCAAAATTACCTCTAGTTAATAAAGGACTTTCTAATACTGAAGTAATAAAATCTTGTTCTTCTAATCCACCAGTTTTAAGAATCCTAAATATAGGAGTAAATCCAGATCCTTCACCAAATATTCCTAAACCAGTAGGTTGTATTTGATTTGATTTAATCCAATCTGCTTCTGTTTTTAATCCATCGCTAATATCTGAAGCACCAACAGATTTATTTTTATAAACACCATCACCAATATACTGTGTACCATAATGGTTATCAAGATTGTCTAATTTAGCAGCTGTATCATCAAATGATTTTCCACCGATTTTATTATTAATAGCTGGAAATAAAGCTGGTAATATAAATCCACCAGCTGTAATTAATGTACTTTCTAAAGCAGATCTATCTTCATTAAACATTCTTTTAATTTGTTCTTCT